AGATCCAGTGTAATTGCAAGTAAATGCAATTCCCGAAAGTGTAACTTGATCGGCATAAGAAAGTCCATGACTAGTAGAAGTTGTTACTGTAGTTACTCCACTTGCATTATTATATAAAACATTTGATATATCTTTTGGGGCATAGAATACTCTATCTGTAGATATGGCAACTGAAGTGATATTTCCGTTTGAGATTACTGCTGTTCCAATCGAAACAATATTAGATTCAGAAACAGAAGAAGTTCTTATTGCAACATTAACAGTTTGAACCCCTACTCTATAACCAGATCCACTATTTCCTATACTAACTGAAGAAATAGTTCCTGCTACAGAAACTACAGCAGTTCCTCCTGCAGAAACCAAAGGTTGATAACCAAAACCTTCAAATGATCCTACAGAAATAATAACTCCACCTAAAGGAAGATTTGTTTTATTTGCATCATTTGATATTGAAGTTGCAGTACCGGTGAAAGAAACTGTTGTTATTCCAGATTGTTCATTTAAAATATAGTTATTTCCTTGTCCAGGTCCTTGGAAAACTTCATTGATTAAAATAATTGCATTTTCAGTTGAAATTCCAGAAACATTTGACCCAGATGATTTTAAAGTGAAATTACTTTCAGACCCATTAAATTTTTCAGAAATATCATCAAAAATATAATTTTTATGATAAGTTTCGTTAGTAGAGTTAATTTCTCCAGATCTCATAAAAGATCTTCCATGGAAACTTGAACTTGTTGAAATTCCAGTCCAATCTCTTTCGTCTGGAGGATTGGTAGTGGATCCTATTGGAACATTTCCAAAAGGTGCTGCAACAAAATTAATTTCATTGTCTACAATATTATAATTACCTTGAATTTTAGTTATAGTTGATCCAATTGAATAATTTCCAAGATTAGTTCCTAACCAAGGTCTTCTTACTCTAATAGCATTGGTAGTTCCAATACCAACACCTTCAATCTTCATTATCTCACTATCAATTCTTATTAAATCTCCACCAAAGAATGATGTTATACCAGAGAAAACTATCAAATTATCTAAGGCATTTACACTTGAAGCTAAAGTAGTGGTCAATGCTGTAGATACAATTGGTGATTGAATAATATTATCGATTGTTACAATAACTTTTGCATTTTGATTATTGGCAACAAACCTATGAGAAGTTCCAATACCAACACTTGATATTGAAAGAGTTTGTGGAGTTGCTTTTAAAGCATTCTCCGCTGTTGATGCAAGTTTTAAAGTATTTTCATTAATTTTAACTGCATATAATTCATTGGGAAGTTTATCAGTAATACCAATTCCAGGAATAGAAGTTGATGCTATTGAAACTGCTTGAGTTGATCCAGCACCAGCATGGTGATAATTTAACTTCTCTCCAGTTACAAAGTAGTGATTTGGAATTGTAACAGAATTTGCATTTGTATTAACAAGATTGGAACTACCATCAAAATATCTTTCAAAAATGGGGTATGTGCCATGAGTTAGATTAAATTTTCTCTTAATATCACTTTCTGTGCCAGTGTAAATACCCTCTCCAGTTTCAATAGTTCCATTATTAAATGGTATAACTGCAATATCACTATCAACATGATATTGGGCATTCATGTAAACTTTAACCTGAACATTAATGCTTGGATTTGGAGTAAAGGTCAGTTCAACATTAGATCCATTTCTATTGGCATCAATCGTTCCTATATTTGATAAAGTTTCTACATTAGCAAATTCTGTCAAGTACGCATCAGTTCCATCATCAATAACAAGAACTTCAGACATCTGATATTCATTATTTGTTGTATCTGCAACTTGAACAATAAAATATCCAGTGTCATAAGTATCTGAATAAGAACCAACAACTTGTGGAGTTGGGGATCCTGATGAGGAGATAGAAGTTGTTCTTGTTTCTAAGATTGCTCTATCCATTGTAACAGTTCCTATTCCACTTGTAAGTGTGTTTGCAATAGAAACTTGTATTGAATTGATTGTAGCCGCAACTCCCACATTTGGAATAAAGTCCAGTTTAAAATTGGATCCATCAATATAAGCATAATATGTTCCAAAACCAGTCACAGTATATGGTGAAGTGTTTGTTGCGAGTTGACCAAAATCCATATACTCAACTGTTGTTCCATTTGAAACAATATTGATTTCGTCAAATTGATACTCAGAATCATCTTTGGTTATCTCGACCAAAACTTTATGTGTAGAATATGTGGATCCGAGAGAAACTATATTTGTAGTACTTCCAGTAGAAACAATAGTACTTGATGTACTTACTAAAGATTCTCCAATCACAGTACTTCCAACAGAAAGGATTGAATCATATAAATTGTATGCTAATACCGAAATATTAAAATCATTGATAGAATATTTTGTTGGATAGAAATTTAAAATTCCATCAGTTCCACTCATAGCATAATCAAAACTTCCAATATCATACGTAGTGCTAACCTTTCCATATTGGTTTAGATATGCTTCAGACTTGTCATTAACCGCAGTTACAATCATTAATTGACGTTCGTCAAAATATCTCTTATCACTTACATAAGTAAACAGTTTTTGAGCCCTAATAAGAGTTTTATCAAAACGATACACTTCAATATAACGTGTTGGTCTTGGATTACTATTGAATGTTCCACTAAAATCATCAATATCCAATACTCTATTTCCAATAGATTGTGCATAATCTATTAGAATTTTATTTTGGAAAATTATTTCGTCAGAAACAATTCTTGAAGAAATTACTAGGGAATTTTCTTTGACCAAATCAAAATCATAAACACAATTTAAATCAACAACACCAATAAGATCAGCAATAACTTCAACATTTGTGGTTGTCAATATACCAACACTCATTGATTGAGATCCATCTGATTCAATCTGCAAATCTGAGAATTTTTTAAATCCTGCAGTATGATTCATTGTACTTACAACATCGTCCCAAGAATCGTAATCAATTTTTGATTTTAAACTATATGAAAAATTCTGATAATAAAATCCATCTTGCAATCTTTCAAGATTTGAATTTAAGAATCCAATATCTTCCTGCCATCCATTTTTAACTATGGAAGAAGATGCCAAAATAGAAGAACTGGAAAAACTAGTTACTTTATCTGCAATAGCTTGAGTTTTAGATGATTTCCCAAAAATAACTTCATTTTCAATAAATGCATCTTTTGATAGTACTTTAATATATTTGTTTTTAGGATCCCAATCATCAAGATACCCACTTTCAACAGAATTTGAATATACTTGTTCACCCTGTATAAAGTTATTTGTTTTTAGTTTGATGTTAAAAATAGGAAAATCTTTTTCTGGAATTATTCTTCCTAGAGAATTTCTAGAATCAAATGTTCCTGGAAAATCAGAACCAGATAACAAATCTCCCATGTTATAAGCAACAGTAGCACCAAGTCCACCAAGATTTTGATCAACAGCGACAATGGTGAATAATGAATAGTTGTAATTGGATGAATTGTATCCTTTAGAAGTTGATCCCGTCCCAGTGCTGATATTTTCAATCATCACTTTGTCATTAACTTTAATTGGGAAAGAATCTGCTGTACTAAATCCAACTGAAAGAGTAACAGTAACTTGATCGGTTGATGTGTTATAACTTAAACTTGAAATTCCAACTCCATTTGGGTTTTCAACTGGAAGTATCTTGGGAGTTATATCATTGATGCCATATGTATTTCTAACAATTTTAACTACGCTGTCTCCTGCCTCATATCTAATATCAACTTCTGGGACAATCTCATTAGTTTTCCCATCAAAAACTAAAAGTTTGGGGGAAACGGAATATCCCTTTCCAAAGGAAGAAATTCCAATAGATTCAAACGAAGACAGTGGAGATACTTTTATTATCTGTGGAAGTAATGTTGAAGGTCTTAAAGTATGGTCTGATGGAAAATTGAATCCAATATCATTAACTTTTGCATTTTTTGGTCTACCAATAGTTTCACTTATTACTTCAACAATGGCATTAGACCCTACAGAAGAAGTTATTGTGGATATTCCGGGAAGATCGATGTATCCAATTCCCTTATTTGTTACTTTTGCATCATAAATTGGACCTACTGCTGATAAAGAAGACGTATTGTAAGTTATTGAAGAAATTCCTATCGAATATGATTCGCTCTCAGGAATATCCTCCAAAGTGTATGTAAATGACTTGTCTCCATTTGAAACTATATTATAGTTTCCATTATACTTACTGTTTCTAATTTCAATTTGGCCATAACCAATAAAAGTATTATCAACAATAACTTCCTGCTTTACTTTAGGTACATTACTATTAAATACAGGAATCAACTTATAATATAATTTTTCTGGCAAATCTTTAGTTACTCTTAAAGTTAACTTGGCATCGCTAGAAACACCTACATTTCCAGTTCTCTGTACATCAAACTTGTTAGTTAACTTTGTAGTATTGAATAAATTTGTAAACTCAGAATCTTCATATAGATTGAAATCAAATGCGGAATAATCAGTAAGCGAGAACTGATATGAAAGACTTGAATCCGTTAGATCAAAATTTATTGAAGAATCTTTATATGCAACTATTTTTGGATTAACTAATGAAATTTCTCCAGCAGATGAACTTGTGAGTTCAACTGTTTTTGGACTTCTAGTTTGAGCATCAAATAAAGTTAAAGATAACCTAATGTTATTCTTATCAAATACTACAACATAGTAAGTTTTGTTGTCGGAGAGACCACCAGAAGGAGTCGTAGCAGTATGTAAAACTTTTTGACCAGTCTCATACTCATGATCGTTGATTTGAATGGTATTGGACTCTGTATTGACCCCAGAGAAGGATCTAGTGTCTGTAACTAAAACTCTATTAAAGTCATTATATTTGATTGCGTGTGTTGTAGTTAGTCCCGGATTTACATTTATATCTACATTGTCATTATTTTGCAATCCATGAGTTTGTGCTGTTGCGACAGTTACAGTATTTCTGAAAACTTTTCCAGTGATTGGGGAATATCTAGTACTAAAACTATGATACGTGTTAGTTCCTATTCCAGTGAAGAAAAGAGTACCTATACTACTTGTTGTCGTTGCAATTCCAACAAAAGTACCTGTTGTTCCCAGACCAACTCTTACTGTAGAGACTCCAATTAAATCATCTGAAACTTTTGCAACATACAGAATTGATTGATCCGAAAGAGTTACACTAGTAGAAACTCCATTAGGCGATACTTCAATAACTGCTCCACCATTAGATGAATATGTTAAAGCCTCTCCCGTAATAAATCCATGTGATGGCAAGTATAAAGTTTTAGTTGGAACAAATATTTCAGATATACCTATTCCCGGATTTGATATGCTTAAAGTAACACCTATTCCCAATCCAGCAGTAGTTCCTAGACCTACAGTTTCTATTGGATTGAAATAAAGTTGTCTATTAATTTTATATTGATAATCACTTCTAAATCCTGAACTAATAATTAATTTTCTTGGATTTTCATAAATCGTTTCTCCAATCGTATGTGATACTCCAACAGTACCACCAATTTCACGTAAAACTCTAAGTCTTGACAAATTATGATCTACATCTAGAATTTTTAATTTTTCATCTGATATCTGAATAATATCATTTTCTCTAATAGAGTCGAAATTTAAATTTCCTGAAACATTAATGAAAGTAGATATTCCAGTATTTAAAATTGAATCAATACCTACATTAGAAGATCCTAATCCAACCAGGAATAATGCATTAGAAGATATTCCTGCAGTATAAGAACCTTCTATTCTAGATGAAGATGTACTCAATCCTGCAATATTAATAATATCAGTATTCTTTAATTGATGAGGAGAATCAAAATATAATACATAGTCATTTTTTTGATTTCCTGGATAAAATTCTATATTGCTAAAATTAGTTGAAGCTACGCTAATAGAGTTTACATCTTTACCAAAAATTTTAGATACTTTTGAAAATGCTGCTTGCCCAATAATATTATTATTAGAATCTAAGTTGTCAAAAACTAATGTATCGTTAACTCTATATCCATCACCACCAGTACTGATAGCAATTCTATCAATACTTCCAGAATAAGTACTTTTAATAGTAAATGTTTGATCAAGACTGTTTGGTAAATCAATATAATTGTAATATTTAATCCCACTACTGAGATTATAATATTCCATGTTTCTCATCCAATCAGTATCATTTAAATTAATTTGATCTTGATTTGAAAAATTGCTAAAATTAAAGGAATTTGGTTTTGATGTAAAAGACTTTCCAATTAAGTATGGAAATTCTGGCCTTCTATATCCAATGAAATTTCCAGTAGAATCAACACTAACTGAGTTTACTGTTGCAAAATATGCATATACCCCATTAGGATAATCTGGAGTAATACAAAATCTTCCATTATTTTCATCAAGTACAGAATCGTCATCAATATCAAAATGAGTGTAATCTTCAACAAAAAATCCTTCAGGAAAATATGATGTTTGAGGTCTGTTTGGTTTTAAATCAAGTTTATAACCAGACTTCATTAAGGTAATCGCTCCACCTTCCTTTTTTTTATAAGAATATGGTCCATAAATTGGATTTCCATCGTAAGCCCAACCAATTATTGGAGAATGGTCTGATGAATTTTTTTCAATATTTCCAATTTTTTCAAGATCCTTTTTAAAATATAAAAATTTTCCATCTTGATTAATTGGATAAATTTTTTCTCTCAGTTTTCTTGGAACATATAAGTGGGTATATTCAAGTCCATAATTGATATTTTTTGATTTTGAAATAAATCCATCATCAGAACTAATGTTCTTTATATTTCTTTGAAAATTATTTACAACCCAATTCTGAATACTTGCATTAGATATAAATCCCGATCCTGGACTTGAAACTATTAAAGTAGTGTCTATAGAAGAATAATTTGTTCCTCCAGAAACTACCTTAACTGACGTTATTTGTCCGTTTTCGATAATAGGAGTAAATTCTGCACCTATTCCATTCCCTGTTAGAATTAAATCGGGAATAGAAGTATAACCAGATCCAACATTATTAATTAATACTTCTACTACTTGTCCATTGGATACAATTGGATTTAGTAAAGCACCAGTTCCTTGTTCGATAGAAATATCTGGTTGTCTTTGGTAATTTAAAGTCTGCTCAGATCCATAATTTGATCCTTTTGCACTTAAATGTACTGATTGAATTGATCCTCTAAAAATTGGTTGTATTTTGGCTCTAAATTCTTCTGTTCCTATTGAAGAAATTCCTATGTTCCCCAAAACTTGAATAGAAATTTCGGGATAATTGAAAGAATGAAGTCCTTCCCCACCAGATGCAATATTCACATATTGCTTTGTTCTATAAAAGAATTCTCTATCTTCAGATGATCCTACTTCAGATAATATAAAATTATCATTATCCACTGCAGTAACATAATATTCAGTATTTGTTGTTATGCCAGAAATATGAGTCTCATTATTAAAATATTTTATTAACTCTCCGGATTTATAATTGTGATCTTCAATATTGATATAATTTTTAGATGTAATAATTCCAACAGGGAAACAAGTTCTTTTTTTGTTCTCATATCCCACTCCAGGAGAAACTATACTTATGGAATCAAGTACTCTCTTTTTATTAACCGATTCTAATGCATGATTTCCTATACCATAAGAAGTTAGAGTAACTGTATTGATTCCAGAAAGTGCATCACCCAAGGTATTATGCAATTTAACGGTGTTTGGGTCTTCTACCCCAACATGATACTTTGCGCCTGATGAGAGACCTCCTACTGATGTCTGAGCACTCGTTTGATATATTACTTGCTCACCGTTTTTAAACTTGTGATAAGTTGAAAAACCTATGCTTGACTGAGATGCTCCAATGGAAACTAAATTGGAAGCGATTTCTGAATTAAATGCGATAATATGAGATGTTAACTTTGTATGTGCCTTTGCTTCTGCACCTACTCCATTTCCTCCAGTAATTGTTATTTCTGGATCATCTTGATAATCAAACCCACTGTCAATTATATTAATTTTTTGCAAACTGCCGATAACAGCACAATGTGCGGTAACACCAATTCCAGATCGATCTGAAATATTTACATTTGGGGGAGAAATAATATCATAATTTGAACCAGGAGAAACTACATTGATTTCATTTATTTGTCCGTAATATAAAACATTTGAGGACTTATAATTTAAAATTTCTACGCCATTAATTAGGATTCCAGTTTTTCCAGGAACAGTTTCATATACTTCTCCACTAATTTCTGGATTTTTAATTTCTCGTAATAAATTTTGAGATGTTAAAGTCTTTCCATAAAAATTATAGGGGCAAATTGTATTATTTTTTACTATAAATTGAGTATCGAGAGTTACAAATATTGAATTGTCAATATCTGATCTACTTCTTGACAATTTTACTTGATTTGCATCAATTCTTTTAACAAAGTACAATCCTTCATCAAATAGTGATGTTCCGTTGGTAATATAACTTGTAGTAATTCCAGTAAATACGTTAGTGTCCGATACTGTTACTTTTTCTGGAGCATAATAAATTTCATCTCCAGTATAGAATCCATGATCATTCAAAGATGTAATTTTAAATGTGTCACCAACAAAAGTTCCTGAAAAAGTAACTGAACCATCATTAACTTGTAAATCAGATCTATCAAAAAATGGCAGTGATGGTGAAGCAACTAAAGCTTTATCATCTTGAATATATGTGTTCTGTACATTTGAATTAAAAACATCTACACTTGAGAAATTATTTGCATTAGTCTTTGATAAAATTCTTTTTGCAGTGTATTTTTTTAACTCCGAAACACTAATTGCGGAAGTTAGAGTAACTACAACTTTTTTGTCGCTTCTCACATCAGTAACAATACCTTCAACTGTAATATCTGATTCATCAGTTACATTTATAGAATCATTTATGTAAAAAATATGACTCTTATCAAGAGATAATTCATAAATTCTATTTGTACTATTGACAACTGACACACTCTCAACATTATATGAAGTTGCAATATTGAGAATCCAATTTTTAAATTTTATATCATTACTTTCTTTTCCAAGACAATCAATATCTACACCATCCCCATTAGTATAAAAATATGATTTTGGATCCAATTTTAAAGAGTTTATAACAGAAGAAATTCTTACAGAAACTTCCGTTCCAAATCCAGTAGTAGCAGATGCATATGTGTTTATTCCAATGTAAGAAGAATCTGCAATACTTGAAGTTACATTAGTACAATTTATAAATTGATTATTTGTTTTTGATGTATAAGATACACTTCCTGTAACAGCATCCCCATAGTCAACATACAACTCTCCTTCATATGGAAATCCAATTGTAGAGTCAACGTCTATTGTAGTTGTACCAGTGGAAACATTCCCAATTACTTTTGTTTTGGGGTGTACTGAAAAATTGCCATAAATTGCACCACTATAAGTAATGTCTCTATTATATCCACCATCAATTTTTAATTTATAATAATCTGAATTATCATCAGTTGAAATTTTTTCAACAGATGCTATTGGACCATATCCAGAACTAATATTATTATATTCTTTTTGGAAAAGAGTTAGATTTGTTAAATCATATGGATTTCCAGAAACACTTTCTACAACAAAATCATTAGTAATTTTATAGTTGGAATCAGAAACTCTTAATAAGTGATCTCTGGGTCTTATAATTTCTACTTTTTCATTATAAAGTGCATTGAAAAGAATTTGGAAAGATTTATCTGTTCCTTTACTATTGTAAAAATCTTTAACTTGCTTTAAAAAAATATTTTCATTTAAATCTGATGTCAGATCTCTATTTTCAAATCCTGGAGATAATTGTACTTTTGTCTTTAATAAAAACTTTTTAAGAAATAAATCACTTAAATTGGTTACTATCGATCCAGAATCATGATTATCTGATTCAGTAGAAGAAAATTCTAACTCAGCACCTAAAGATGTAATTCCAGAAAAACCTCTCACACAACCAGTAAACGAATTTATGGTTTTTCCAGTGTAAGTGATAATTTCATTACCAATTTGAAGTAATCCATATGAATCTGGAAATTCAGAAGTTCCTACAGGGTTCTTTGATAAATCAACTTCAATAGTTGTATCATCAAATTCAATGCTCGAATACAAATATAAAGAGCCAGTCGCATAGGTTGACTCATCAAGTTTTATATAACTATCAATATTTTGAATCAGATCAATTGGTGCCCCTTTAAATTCTTGAGCTAGATAATATTGAGATAAAAATTCAGCAACTAATGGAAACTCCTCTCTCACATATGAGGGAAGTTGACTATTGACTATGGTGGCGAATTGGATTCTTTTATCTGACATTTTTTATGGTCTTACTAAATTCCCGTTGCTGTAGCTAGAAGTTACGCTATAATTTGATGCGGATGGATCTAATCCAGAAGATATCTCATCAATAACCATATCAAACGTACTGCTACTAATATCTAGTTGCAAATAAAGATCCTGTACTCCGATGACATCATTTGATTTTGGACATGCAGAAATTTCTAAGACTGTTTGACCATTCTTAATTTTTCCTGATATAATATTAATTGGATTTAGTGTTATCACTCCTTTTATATAATCAATCGTACCAACATTTCTTTTTACTATTGTTGGAGTTGGAGAATTGACACTTGGTACAGTAAATAAGAATATCGATCCTCTTTCTTTATTTGTATTTGGAACATCAGAAAGATAAACTTCATTATTAATATCAGAAACTCTAAATGCACTTGACTTAATATTATATCCATTGGTATTTTTAATGTAAAATTCATTACCAAATCCAATTTGATATTCTGCGAAAGAATTTAATACTACTCTCAGATCTCTTCTGATTTCAACTGTTGTTATATTTGATGTAATTGATGCATCACTATCATCAATTGTTTTTAAGAACTTACTATACTTAAATCTAGCACCATACTTATTTAACTCTGATGATTCGGAATATTTTATCGTATTATTTTGAATCAGACTTGAAACATAATCTGCATTCGGTGCTAAGTTTGTATTGTAGTAAATATTTGACTTTATTTCTACGTACAAATACTTCAAGTCAAGAATTTCAGGTACAATACCTGCAACTGCATACTTCTTAAGTTTTAATTTTATATTTTCTTTGATGAGATTTGGTAAAAAGTCTCCAAATCTTGGTTTGATGCTAATAAAAACTTTTCCATACTGTGGTGGAACTAATTCTTCTCCACCAAAAACTGAAATAGACTCAGTTTCAGAATAAATTTTACTAGGAATTAAAGTTTCATAATCATTTGAAGTTAATGCTCTATTTTGTGATGCATATATTCTAGGAGCAAATTTTCTAATAGATTCTACAGCTTCAATTTCTTCTCCACCAGAAGAAATTGTTTCAGCAGTAAGTAAAGAAACTCCTGAAGTAACTGAATATGTTATGCCATTTCTTGTATATGATAAAATTCCATTATATGCAAATTGACTTATTCCATTTGCACTATCACCAGTGCTAATAATATATGATGCAGAAATATAATTACTTTCTTCTAATTTCCTACCAAAAACTCCATCTCCAAAAAATATTTCATATCTTTCGTCACTAATTTCTTGCAAATAGAATACATTTGCTGTAGAATTAATGTCTAGGATGTTATCCTGATACGAATATTTTACTGATGAAGTAGCAAATTCATTATTTTTTACAGAAACTCTAAGTGTTTTTGTATCAATTCCAGAATTATCTAAAACAAACTTCTGATTTGGATTTGAAGAAGAATATGTAAAGTTTGAATTAATAAGACTACCTTCATAAACGGTAATTTCATTGAATGAAGCAATCCCATCAATAACTGGAACTGTAATATCTTCTATAATAGAAAAAACGAAAGAATCAGATCCAAAAGAACTCTGTGAAGAGCACACTGGTCCTTTTTTTAATGTTAATGTTGAAGGTGCAGGGGTAATACTCTCGGTATCTACAAAGAAACTTACTACTGAACTTGATGCAGTCCTTGATCTAGGTACATATCCAATATTTCTTGCAAGTGCTACTACATTTTCTCTCAAAGTAGCACTATCAATGAACACTTCATTTGCGACCATGTTCGCATTATATGAAGTGATGTATGTATTGTATGCCAATACATCAATTATGGACGAGAGATTTGATCCCTCGAAGTCATAATCGGTAAAATTTGAGTTAGATCTTAAATAATCTTTAAGAGTTGTTTTAATCTGGTCAAAATCCAGATTTGCGAAGTTAACTAATGGCATTTACCTTGTTGGTTGCAATACAAATTCTAATTGTTGAGGAAGAATATCAGCACCCACTACGCTATAAATGATTGTCACATCAAAAGCTCCATTATCTGCATCTGGGTTTGCTTTAACTCTTATCAATTCAACTCTTGGTTCATAATTTTGAATTGACGTTTCAATTTCTTCCTGAATTAAAGAGGCACTAATGTCATCGATGTTCTCAAAAAGTGATCTAGTCACATTTGAACCAAAATTTTGATCGAAAAACTTTTCTCCAGGAAGGGTGAAGATAATATTTCTTATAGAACGCGCAATTGCATTCTCATTTTTAATACCAATAATGTCATTATTCAGAGGATTACTCTGAAATGACATACTGATATCTTTGAAACCCTGGCTTACCCTTTCTAAAGGCATTTTTTAATACAATCCTACCTTATTTAGACTAGTTTTCTACATTCTCTCTCAAAAATAAATCAGTCTCTATATTATGGTCACTTCTTTTGGGAGTCATATCATCATTATTGATCTCACGAAGCATTCTACCTTCGTTTGTACTCTTTGGATCAGACCAATAATCAGTGATTAAACTTGTTGTACCCCATGCTTTATGCATATATTCGGAGTTTCTATCTGGATTTGTCATTTTTATTCCTTTTTGATTAGTTTTTGAAGGTTTGTGTTTTGATTTGTATGTTAGTTATCACTGACTTCACGTTCCTGAGCAGTTTTCCAGAAGTATTCATCCTCTCTACCCATACCAAGTCGTTTAAATCCATTTTCAACTTGATAAAATTCAGTTGAAACTTTGAAATCTGGCATTAATGGATCAACAGGAGTTAAACTATTGTCAAAAATACGTAAACGATTGTTTGGATAAAGTGCATACTGCCCATTATCTAGTTCGATTAGGTTATGTGACTTGTGTTCAGCTGGATTCTCACTTGTTGCATAGTCAATCATATCGCAATCTTGATGATAGTTGTCTATGGTACAAATATAACTACCCTTTTGAATATCATGGTCGCGAGTATAACATTCATAATCCATTGAACCAATGAATTGCTTATGAATTGATACCACTCCATAATCCATACAATTCCAGAATTGTAGGTTGGGTAGGTCCATATCAGGTGAAGGTGTCTTAGGACTGCTTACAAAGGCACTGATAGGCAGTTTATCATACATTGCAGCATACTCTGGTAAGTACGTCTCAAAATAAAAAGCACGCCCAGGAATCGATTTACACGATACCCAGACGCCCTTTACAAATTCACCATGACCACTTTGATGATCAGTTAAATATTCTTTTCTTACCCATACTTCAACAGAAGGTAAGTTGCAAATAAGAGTTGCCATTATGAATTAATATATCTTTACCTATTTACCTTGGCCACGATATCTCTTCTTTTTCCCATTACGTGATGTTGCTGAAATTAATGTGTTGACTGATCTTCCCTGACGAGTTTTCTTCGGCTTTCCGGGCACATAATTACCACCATTCATCATTGCCATAATCTAATTCTCCTTTACTTTGATTTCAATTAAACTTGGATCTATAGATCCTCCCGAGTAGAAACGCTCCGAAAGATCTTGCATCTTCTCACTACATTCTTCTATAGTGAGATCTTTATGCATAATATTATTCTGATAAACAATACTATAGTATTTCATTAGATAACGCGAGTCTTTTCGTGACCCACACGAATACGTGGATCACACCAAATATCATACCCTGCTTCAATAGCATCTAAACAGAATGATACATCCTCTCCACACATATCTTGTACAGCACCAGATTCAAATACTTGCATCTTTGGTGCAAACCATGGATACTCTAGATTCTCAAAAACTCCATTCTTAATCATTACCCACCCAAAACCTGTGTAATCTACAGTGAATGGCTTACGACGCTTCTGAATTGATTCCACAGTTTCATGATTCATTACTCCACCATTCTTTCTGAAGTCATCCTCCTCTAACCAGTGTGCAACAGATGTGGTTCTTCCATCCTCAGTGGCATACCATCCACCAACTACTTCCTTCTCATTGCCTTCGGCATCTAATGCAAGATCACATAATTGCCAAAACTTCTGAGTGTCAAAGACAATATCGCTGTCAATCCACAGTTGATAATCATACTCTAATTTACCATCCCATGGAATTTGCTTTGGTCCCCTTAATACATTTGCACCCAATACCTTACATCGTGCAAAGTTGACCATTGATGAGTAGTCTTGACTAATCTGAATACTCATCCCATTCTGTACCATATCAAAGCACAGTTGTACAAAGTTCTTTAGAAATGTAAATGAACATCCCCTACCAGGAAGACAAAATACAATCTTCTTTCCTCTCATTCTTTCTTTGATTGCTGTAATGTCCCACTCTGGTTCTTGTGACTTCTTTGGTGGTGCAGCTTTAACAGTAAATCCTTTTGCCATTTGATTAATTAGGTTTCAGTTCAATTCTATCAGTGTATGTATAGTATGTCAATAAGAATTCTCTTCTGACATATGTTGGGTTATTTCTACTTCCTCATACGTTAAATCCTCAAAAGTATAATCAGTCTTTATAAGACCAACCATCCCTCTGAGGGTATTCCATATTTTATTAAATTGTCTTTGACTTAAATTATGATATAAACATTCATTCTTTGCATATACGTGATAAACCTTTGTAGGCACAATTTTATCTCCGGTAATTTTTTTTGTCTTTTCTATTGTATACTCGCATTATATATCAGTACTATCAAAATCCCTAGGGGTACTAATACAATTTTACCCATTGTCTTTGGATACCTGATTATCCAGCCTGCGAAAATAACCTTCCAGAAATTCCAATATGGTGCGCGTTTTTTTATCTTCGAGGGGTTCACAGGACTCATTATATTATCGGAAAATTTTTTTGGTTTCGATATCTATAGATCGATTTGTCACCTCTGTAGGTTAGGGTAGTATGCGATTTTTATATACACAACGCCCCCCATAAAACACTGCTGTTAAATGTATAATAGCACGAAGGTTAACTGATGTCAACCCACGCACTACTAAGTATCACATTCAGAAAAGAATCTCTGCAATCTCATTCACATCTTGCTCACTGGCAATATCAGCAGCAATAACATCTAGGATCGATAAGATATCGTTGCCAGTGTTACCAACCTTGAGCATACCAAGTGCAGTTTCAAGAGACATAATAAAGAAGAAAAGTGTTAGTTAGTGTTGGCGAGTTTAATGACATCACCAGGTCAAAGTAGTCGCTCTAGATCAATACTGGTCGCTGCGACGACCTGACAGACAGCAGCGATATTGTGTGTCTGTTGCTTGTAACTTAGTGCGTCTCTTATTACCTTGAAGACGAACACCAAACAATGACTTTTTAGGTCCTCTTTGAGGATTTAAACGTGTCACTTTAACATCTCCACGAATTTCTGCAATGAGCAGATCTAACGGAGTTGATGCTGCTATGTCAGAAATAGTCATGGGGTGAATCGTTCTCTCACTACTAGTACGCTTTAGAGGTGAGTAATATTATTCTTACACAGACTACCAACGATCAGGATTACTTAGATCCTCTACGTAGCTGTCAATCACCTTCTCAGATCCTTCTAATGTGAATAACTCTTCCCAGTTAATCTGATGCGGATCAAAATCATTCATAACCTCTAAATCCAACGTGATGCGATAACGTTGTTTCTGTGCCTGACTGATAGCGACTGACATGATTGGTGTCCTGTGGTGATGACTTTACTAGTATAGAATGCCTGAGGAATATTGTCAATCTTCTAAGGGTTATTTATAAAAAAGTCTTATATTTTACAAATGTCAAGTCCCGGAAATACTTATGACCGGTCGGTTGACATTTCTGCGCGTTCGTGATAGAGTGCTCGCTAAGATAACAACAACTAGAGACATTTAAATCATCACAAGTACAAGACTCAGAGACATCAAAACCACTCAATATGAGAGTAATGGATACTATCCTGAGAACGTTCTCAATAATAGTATAAAATAGCAAAACCTATTTATAATACCATTTAAAAACGTTTTTTAATGAATAAGTGTATTAATTGATACAAAATAGAGAGGAATGACCCTCTCTATGTCTTATTCAGTTATATGGACTAAGTGATCAATAGAGGGCCTCAATTGCTTCAAGGATGAGAAGAATATCGTTACCATTCTGTGCAGATTCAAGAGCAGCGAAGAGATCAGAATTAGACATTTAAAAGTGTTAGATAGGGTTTGTGATTAGTGGGTTTTAAGTCATCACCAGGACTATAGGATCTAGAGTATAATTAAGATCAAAACGATTGAATAGAAACGAGCATAGATTGATGCCCACTCTTTGTTAGTCTTAACCATCATGAGAAGATATAACCATTAGTAAATGTTTCGTTCTTATATACATTCTTTCCATTGATTGCACCTACAAAGA